TGCATTCTCGCTACTGGTGTTGGCCATTTGATCTTCTCCGCATCCATGACCGCCTGATTGTTTGAGTATTGGGCTTGATGTCCCGATTTCCTCTTGGGTGTCCAAATCTCCTGAGTTCCTCTCGCTCCGCAATTCGCATCGGGCGTTGGCCACAATTCTAGTCTTTTCTTCAGCGCTTTCCGGCTGTTGCTCCCACCATCCAGTCCCGTTGTGTTGGGAGTGTGAAAGAAAGTCTCGTTGTTCGGCTCTGATCCAAATTCTGTCTCGTTGATGGTTGGCTCCCACATCGGACGCTGATATAACTCCCCACTCCGCATCGAACCCCATCTCGGAAAGGTCTCCAAGGACTGTACCGAGTCCTCGAATAGTGAGCATTGGGCTGTTTTCCACGAAGCAGTATCTGGGCTGTACTTCGCCAATAATCCTGGCCATTTCTTTCCACATTCCTGAGCGTTCTCCGGTAATACCTGCGCCTTTTCCGGCGGCTGAGATGTCTTGGCAGGGAAACCCTCCAGATACCACGTCAACAAGCCCTCGCCAGGGATTTCCGTCAAAGGTGCGAACGTCATCCCAAATCGGGAAAGTCGGGAGTAAGCCTTCATTTTGTCTAGCGACAAGTACGCTTGCGGGATATGGTTCCCACTCGACTGCACAAACTGTTGTCCAGCCGAGCAGTTTCCCGCCAAGTATTCCTCCACCAGCACCCGCGAAAAGAGCCAGCTCATTCATGACACCGATAACAACAACAATATAAAACCCATCATTACTAAACAAGATACGAACAATAAGCCTTGTCCTATCATGCTGGGAATACTTGGTTGGGTGATGCCTAATCTTTCCTCTCTAGTGAATATATCTCTCATGCTGCTACCTCAACAATTAGATAACCGTTAGGTTTAATTGTAAAAAATTCAATTCTGTGTTTTTTTGAATGATGCAGCGAAACCTCCAAGTAAACCTCTGTTTCGGTTTCCTGCCAGCCGTTTTCGATGCCTTCAGCCCACGCATTAACGATTGAGTCGGTTGGGATAATGTTGGTGTACTCGTTAAGAATATTATAAATTTGATCCAAACCTTCGGGCGTAATAATTAAAGTATTCATGCTGTCACCTCCTCTAGTTCGTTGACTGGCCAGGCATCGCCAACCGTGAGCTCGGCCGCGTATTGCACGTCCTCAAAATCCTCCAGGGTAAGTGTATTGGCCGCTTCAGCCCTGGCATCTGCCAAGTTGAAAGCATCAACGTATATTGTCCTGGTAATGCTCATATGTACCTCTACCGCGTAACGCATAATTCACCCCCCAGCACTTGATTAATCATATTGTCTGTTATCGCGCAATATTCCACCCACTCCGCGGAAGTCATCGCATGGTATCCAGGCGTAGGCGTAGCAAGTTGCGAACCATTTGCCTGGCGAGAATGAACAACCACTCGGCCAGTTGATAACAAAATATCTGGTGTAACATCATATAAGGCCATAATAATTACCCCTTAGTGGAATAGGTTCATCAAAATTAGTTGCTCTGCACCGTACACCTTGGGCGCGTGGCAGGACTCACAAGTGTACTTACGTGCATCTGGTTCTACGCCGTCATTCTCTGCTCCGCATGCCAGGCAAAAACCTGTAGCGTTATCAGACGCAATGACATGCTCTAATTGTTTAAAGGACGGTTTATATTGAATATTGCCGTTGCGAGCTTTATACGTTTGCATGGTAATTAACCTCATAGACTAGGAAATGCCGGTGAACCGCACCGGCCGCGGTAAAACAACTTTAGTGCTGATGGTAAGTAATACACTTGATGTCACGGTTCCAGCAAGCCCGGCAAGTACTGCATTTATTGTCGCGAGTGTATGCTCTGCATTCTTTGCCATAAACTGTACCGTTAGCCGTTACCATTGATATATTGTCAAAGCCTGATGGCATTGCACCGTCTACCATCTGGCCAGATACTCTAACGGTCAAATTGTCTGGAAAGTTTCCCAGGCTCTGGTACTTACGAACTAAAGCATTTTCCCTGGTAGGCAACCAAAATAGTACTTTAGGCAAAGCTCTGGCAATCTTGCAAACTGCTACCAGGTGTTCAAAGCTTTGCAAGTCTCCGCTATCGTGCCATCTAAAATACTTAGTCCTGGAATGCTTAATCTGAACGATCATGGCATCGATCCATTCTGGTGTTGCCAGGTTCGCTGATCTGGTAGCGTGGGCTTTTTGTACACTTGGATATTGATAGTTCGCTTTCAGTGCATAACAACCGTAACAGACTGATCCAGGTACTTTGGCAAGCTTGCTGCCCACGTTGCAATCACGGGCTGAAATACCGTACGCCAATCCTGGCATTTTAGAGGGATTGCCTAGTGTGCCGGCAATGGCACGGGCTTGAGTTAAATTCATTATGTGTGCTCCTATTAATCAGTCCTAGGATTAGACTGTTAACAAAGCATAATACAAACAACTGAGTTAACGCAAGCATAATATATCTAATAATCTAAAATATTTATATATATATATACTCTAAACTACTGATGATATATCTAATAGATAGTAGATTAGGATTACGGGTTCTCAGATGGGGAATGAGGAAGATAGACTACCTACTCTATCCGCTATCACGATCGTTGATTCTAGGCCTGTTCTCGGCCCTTTGGGACGGGTTCTGAGTGTGTAGAGACGTAGACCTACTACGATGACCGAGTGAATGGGGCAGGCCCCCCTAGTGAGCGTGACCCCCAACACGCTATCCCCCATAAAATTTTTACTATTTTCTTAACCGTGCTACAGTGCGGTTATGTTTAAGGAGGGAATATGCAGATAGAGAAAGACATACCAATACCTAGGGTATACAGTTACCCGTATGATGACTTAGAGGTAGGTGATAGTTTCTTGGTAGAGGGCAAGAGTATTCACAATGTTTGTAATATGAATACCAGGGCAAGTAAGAGGTTGGGGTATACACTGGTAGCCCGTAAGGTTGAGGGTGGTATCAGGGTATGGAGGACAGCCTAAAGGCCAGTAGGAAGCGATATGCCGAAGAAATGAATAGGGCTATTAGGTGCAGAACTAATGTACAGAAGTTGCAGCTAGTACAGGACTGGAAAGCCAAGTATGACCCGATCACGGTGAAGGAATTGATTGGTTGTGCTAAGGATAAGAAGGTGATAGCAGTCATATCAAATTGGGATGTAGATAACTGGGGTAAGAAATGAAGTTCAATTTGCAACAGTTCTACAACTTCTGTTCACAGCTAAAGATTGAGACTAAGGAGAAAGGTCTTAAGAAGATGGATAGGCTGCTAGGTACGCAGACCTATGTCATGGATGAGATTGCTAGTGGCTTAGAACAAGACATTCACTTCTTTGTTATTCTCAAAGGTAGACAGTTAGGTATCACAACTATCTCCCTAGCGTTAGACCTGTACTGGCACTTTACTCACAATGGTTTGGGTGGCACGTTAGTTACTGACAGTGAGGAGAACCGGGATATGTTTAGGGGAACACTCGGTGCGTACATGGATGGTTTGCCTAAAGAGTTTAAGATACCCCAGCTTGCTCACAACAGAAACAGCTTATCTCTCAAGAACCGTAGTCGTATCTTTTACCAGGTTGCAGGAACCCGTGCTAAAGGCTCTCTAGGGCGTGGTAAGGGCATTACCTTCTTGCATGGTACTGAGACTTCTTCTTGGGGTGATGAAGAAGGCCTAGCCTCTTTGCTGGCCTCTCTCGCAGAGACTAATCCTGATCGGTTGTATATCTTTGAATCTACTGCTCGTGGGTTCAATATGTTTCATGATATGTACACCACTGCTAAACGCGCTAGAACGCAGAAAGCTATTTTCTGTGGTTGGTGGAGGAATGAGTTTTACTCCGCTTCTCCTGAGAGTGATGTGTACCGAGTCTATTGGGATGGCAAGCTCAATCCCGAAGAAAAGGAATGGACAAAAGAGATCAAGAAGTTATACGACTTTGAGATCACTTCCCGGCAAATGGCTTGGTGGCGTTGGAAGCTGGCTGAGGGCATGAAAGATGATGCTCTTATGTATCAAGAGTTTCCTCCCACAGAGGACTATGCCTTTGTGATGACTGGCCTATCTTTCTTCTCAAATGCTAGATGTACGGACGCAATGAAGATTGCCAAGAAGATTAGCTATGACAGTTATCGTTATGTGATGGGAAGTTACTTCCATGATACCCAGGTAGTTAAATCAACTGAACGGTTGGCTACGCTCAAGGTTTGGGAGGAACCCGTTGAACAGGGTTATTACGTCATTGGTGCTGATCCTGCCTATGGCAGTAGTGATTGGGCAGACCGTTTCTGTATCCAAGTGTTTAGATGTTATTCAGATGGTATGGAACAGGTTGCAGAGTTTGCTTCCTCTGAG